CCTGAACGAAATTGCTCGAGCTTGCGATGTGGCCGCCGCACTGCTCCTGTCCTACAATGCCACAGATGTTTGGGATCAGGCTGTGATTGACCAAGCAGCAAAAGTCGAGAAAGAGAGTCTGTGGGAAGTTATGGACGTCAATGCACTCTGCTCTGAATTCCGGAAGCTGCCGCTTGCAGAAGCAGTAGAACTATCAAAGGTGTACAAGTTTCTTCCATGCCCCGATTTCAACTTCCTAACCCTCCTGGACATTCAGCGTGACAAGCACTTCAACACCAGGCCAGCATTTGGTGACAATGACTTGGGGCTTGAACTGGAGGATTTCAAAGTGTACCAGCGACACCAGCTACTCATAACTTACCAGACACGCCATGGCCAATGTCCTGGGTCCGTTGTGGAGGGTGCGGTTCAAAAGCCTTGGCACCAACATTACCCTCACATTGACCCACGGCAGATCCCCTACCGAGAGGCTATGGACGTGGAGTGGACGACCCATTTCCGCTACGAAAAAGTCTCAGGTGATTACAACCCCTATGTGAAGGACAAATCATTGGCTCCAAACATGCTCACTGGGATCACTAATGAGAAGTTGCTGCACGAGCTTCCTGCGGACCAACGAAGCTACATGATGCACTACCTCGAGAGTCCTAGGCTGGCTACTCCCGAACAAGTGGCGTTGGGCTTATCTGAGGAAATGTACGAAAGGATTCACACTGTCTTTCCAAAACCCGAGAGCAAGAAGCCTGACCCTCGCAACGTGTACGTGAACAACTATCCAGGGCGTATTCTGGTGTCTGAGCTGGACAACAACATTGCAGATTACGTTTGCTTCAAACCTGGCAGCTTTACAGGACTTGGGCGGACTCAGTCATTCAACAAGTTCAAGGAGATGGCTGGGACTGAGATGGAGCACGCCGAGTACGAGTACGTGCATGTATCATTCGACTTGGCTGGATGGTCGCCCAAACAGAGCCCAGAGCTGCGGAGGATACAGCTGGACAAATGGGCAGATGCCTTTGGAGTCCCTTACATCCGCGAAATCGACCGCCAATTTTCTGATGCCACAGTGCACTTCATTCACAAGGGGATTCATCAGAAGTACCAACTTCAGGGGAACGACCTGGAAGGGTACTTGGGCCGACTGAACACCGACTTGCACATCGACATAATGGGCTATGCAATCCGAAAATTGCGCGATGCAGGCTTCATTGAAGCTGGTGCGAAGCTGGCTGTGCAGATCGATGATGGACTTTGCGTACTCAGGTTCCCAAAGGGGACTCAAAACGCCAGAATTGTG